AGGAGTCCAAGAGCAACTTCAACCCGCTATCAGGGATGCCGCCGTGGGCCTGGGTTCTGCTATTGGGCAGCGGTAGCGGTATCAGTCTGGGTGGGCTCAGTCTTATGGACAAGGAAGAGGGAGAGTGCCCAGGAGAGGACGAGATAGCACTTGCTGTTGCTCGCGCACAAGCAGCCGAGACCAGTCACCGAGCCATGATCGAGTCCCTACAGAGCATGGCCCTGCTCCTGGGCGAATGTCATACCGACCGAAACGAGTACGGGGTGGATATCCAATGAGACCTAAGCTTCTGGACAGGGTGGAGGCCCATGGCTTCCGGGTATTCGAGAAGGGGGTCTTCAACCTGAACATCATCGGTGTGCGCACCAAGGGAGAGCCCAACGTATTCGATGACCGCATCTGCCTCGTCTACAAGGACAAGCATGGCTGGGTGACCCGTGAATGGCCCGCAACCTGTGACCCTGGGACTTACCACCTGGAGAACCCAGGCAAGGTACAGGGGACGGCTGTGATGGCGTCACCGCAGCAGTGCCGTGGTGTCTACAAGATAGACCTGCATGGTGGACGCTATGAGGCACTGTGCCAGAGGCTAGGGAAGGTCAAGGTATGGCGTGATGCAGACCGCTCGGATTCTGTGGACTGGGACCAGTTCGATGATGCTGTCTCTGGCTGGTACGGGATTAACGTCCACCGTGCGGGGGCCGACTCCATACAGGTAGATAAGTGGAGCGCCGGATGCCAAGTTTTCCAGCGGGCTGGAGACTTCGATGCCTTCATGGAGCTTGTCAAAGCATCAGCAGACCTTTATGGGAACAAGTTCACCTACACACTCATAGACGAGGAGACACGACATGAGCAAACTTGACGCCCTGAAGGGCCTTGGAAAGAAACACGGCTTGACAGCCGCCCTGGTAGGTGGCGCCCTGGTCATCGGCTCCAACTACGGGGCCTGCACTATTGACCTCTCGGAGGACGGGGCCGAGGCTCCCGTGCCAGCGGAGGCGGATGACGCCATGCCCGAAGAAGGCGACGGCGCGACGGAGGAGCAATGGGTCGCAGAAAGATGGACGCGAAGAAGCTGGGCCCTGTCCTGGTCAATGCCATTCAGATGGCTGAAAACTTGTTCGCCGAGGTACCCAAGAGCGGTAAGGCGAAGAAGGAGTGGGTCGTTGACTTCGTCAACAAGCACGTTGATCTGCCCTTTCTAAACGAGAGGCAAGAAGAACGCCTACTGTCGCTGACGGTAGACGTTCTCTGTGCCTTGGTGATGAAGAAGGCGTTCTAAGACTCTAAGGCGTCTCGAAGCTCGTCCATTCCGTTTCCTGAGGCTGCCTTTTTGGCTTGCTCATCAAGGATTTCCTCGTCGTCGATGACTTCAGTGAAGTCCGCTTCGATGATGTCACCGATTGGCGGTGCGTGCGGATTATCACCGTCGATCTCCACGGCGGTGGCCAATTCAAAAGACATCGGCACACAGCCACCATTGAAGAGAGCGCGAATAGCGGTCTTTCTCGCCATGCGTGCATAGTCAGTGACCCACGGCCCGGCCTTTCCGGCCCTGGAGCGTGTCCTGATGCGGTCGATCTCAGATCGCCACAGGATTTCAAAGTACTCGCTGCCGTCCTTGAGGATAGCCACAGCGTAGGCGGCAACGATGTTCTTGTCGCTGCGGTCTACGTTGCCACGAATGCTGTGCTGGATGTCTGGCTTGAGCCCGGCCTCAACCCTGAACGGCTCTCCGGCGTAGACGACCCTGGCGTCCAGACGGGCCACAAGGCCGCTGCGCCTGGCGAGTTCGAGGTAGCCCTTGTACCCGATGATGGGCGTGCAGGTGGTCTCGCCTCGCCGCTTGTCCCTGAATGGGATGAAGTAGATATGCCCAAGTGTGCCGCCTGGTTCCAAGCCAAGCTGTGCAGACAGCATCAGCGCCCCGGCCATGGAGCGTGTGGTGCATTCCAGAATAGCCGGCGTTCGGCTCGCCTCTACAAGGATGACCTTTGCCACCCTTTCTGGGGTCAGGTGCTTGGGAAGAATTGCCGCCATCTGCGGCTTCATTTTCTCCACGAAGCCCTTGAACTTGTCCATTTTGTTTGGTTCCGCTTTCACTGGAACATTCGTCTTTCCTGCCATGGTTACCTCCCGATGATTGTTGCCCGGAAGACCCTGCTGGGCTCCGAGGTGCGTGTGAACTTCTCTGCGACTCCAGGGGCTTCGTCTTTTAGACGCTTAGTGTCTATGGTGCTCCTGCCCTTGTTGAGCTTCCAGGTGATCTTCCCCCAGTCGTTCCAGATCCCCTCGTTCTCCCCGATTACTTCTTTGATCTGGTTCTCAAGCCTGGCCTTCTTGTCCTTGAGGAGCTTTAGCTGTTCATTCACTTCGTAAAGATCGAACACGGTGTTCGTTTCGTCCGGGTTGGCCTTACGAAGCTCCTGGCTTGCTGTGGGAAACTTCTGCTGAAGGTACTGGGAGGCGGCGTTGGAGCCGTCAACTGGCGGAGGGCTGCCTTCTACAACGTGCTTGTTCCACCACTGACGACAACTAGAGATGAGCTTCTTCTCTACCTCGCTGTCTCGCAGGATTGTGTAGCGCCGGAACTCGTCGTTCATCATGAAGAGCACGGCCACGTCCCATCGGTCGATATCCGTACAGGCCATGTACCAGGCAACTTGTGTCGCGTAGTAGACAGGGATCATGGAGGAGCCATCTTGGCCCCAGTCATCGCAGGAACGAGCGGTTTTGATCTCTAAGCCATACCGGCCTTCTTCTTCCGTGATGGCGTAACGGTCAGGGGAGCCAAGCATCCAAGGCTCTGGGCCGGAGATCGGCATGGGCGGGCCGTCTTCAAGAGAGGCTCCACTGATCTCTGAATACCAATCTGCCACTGCGGATTCTAAGATCCGTCCGCGCATCATGGCGTAGTTTTCCGCCTGGTCGTCTGCGAGGCCCCGCTTTTCTGCCCAGACATCCATTGGCCCTCGCCACTTGGACAATCCAAGCACCGCTGCTACATCGGAGCCGCCGATCCCTTGCCGTCTTGCCTCAAGCCATGCTGTACGATCTTGCACGCCTTCCCCTGCCGCTGTAGTCTCTACTCATGTCCAAACTGTCCCATCATGGAATCGCCCGGGTTGCCAGGTACGCGGAAAAAGCCATCGAAAGTGGTGAAGACCACAAGGATGCGCTTAGTCGCGGTCGCCGACTCGAACTGGGTGGCCGCCTCACCCCCGAGGGTGAGGTCAAGCCAATCCATCCCGACGAAAAGAACGCCATCAACGCTTGACCGTCCGCTTCTTAGTGGCCTTCGCGGGCTTCGTTTCTACGGTTTCTGCGGCGTCCTCGGTCTCCGCTGTTGCATCCACGGCGGCTGCCTTGGCTTCTTTGATCATGCCAATGAGATCCTCTGTGGCGATCTGGCGTTGGGCCAGAAGCTTGACGGCGTCTACCAAGGTGCTGTCCACCGGGCTTGGTGCGTGCTTGACGTTGACGTTCACGACGGGGGCTCCGTTGTGGTACTGAAGATCTTCTCCTCCAGTTGTGTCGAGCCAGCGAATGCCCATGAATAGTTCGGGCTGATTCTCACGTCCCTCGCGGATGTCGAATTCGTACTCGCAGGGCTCCCACCTACCGTTTGGCTGCTGGTTCAGCAGGGTCTTCTTCTGGCCATCAAGGGCGGCAGAGATCATGTTGAAGAAGCTCTCTTCCGTAACGGCGTTCAGAAGATTCGGAATGCGCCACCGACAGAGCATTTCCTTGGTTCGGAAGTCCTCGTTTTCACGCTCTACAAGTGTTTTGGACACCATCTTCTTGGCGATTGTGATCAGTACGTTCGGGTCGATGATCTTGGTTTCGCCCCGATCTACTGGCTTGAGGGTTTCAACCTCTGGCAACAAAGACATTTCCTTCTCCATTCTTAGATTAGTTCGGTGACAGACCTAAAAATGTCCGCCCTGAAATCTATAGGCCACTTTCGTGCGCCCGTCAAGCCGGATTCGACAATGCGCCCACCTCTTGATAGACTTGGGCCATGGCAACAGAATCAAAGACAGTGTTTGCGGAAAATCTGCGCTTCCTAATCTATGCAAACGGATACGGTTTCAGGGAGTTTTCAAGGGTTGCTGGTCTTCATTACTCCTTGTTGAAGCGGTACATGGCTGGAAGCGCCACACCGAGACCGGCAAGGGTTCGCGTATTGGCTAAGGTGCTTGGCGTGACTCCTGGCGCTCTTGTTTTTGACAAGCTGACTCCAGATATGGAGCAGTTGTGATCACAGTTGGCATCGACCCAGGCAAAGATGGCGCAATAGTGGCCATAGATGACGATGGACAGCCTATAGCTAGCTTCCTGGCCGCCGACTCCTTCACTGTAAAGGTCACCAAGGGCGGCAAGAAGAACTACCTGGAAGGCGACATGGCCGCCGCAATAGGCTGGCTTCAGGTGGAGTACGGCATTCGTTGTGCGGTTCTGGAAAAGCAGCAGGCCAGGCCGGGGCAGGGCTCCACCTCGATGTTCCAGACCGGCATGGGCTATGGGCTATGGCGCGGAATCCTCGGGGCGCTGAAGATCCCCACCGTCATTGTTCACCCTAAGACGTGGCAGAAGGGGGTTCTCAGGGACGCCCCCGGTGACGGCAAGGGCCGGGCGGTGATGGTCTGTAGGCAGCGTCTTCCCGCCTTAGACCTCACGCCAGGCAAGAGAAGGAAGCCGCATGACGGGTTGGCGGACGCGGGCTGCATGGCGCTTTTCGGCCTCACGTCTTGACAGTGGG